ACTAAAACTTTGACTAGCCTTCATTATTGTGCTTTACTATTTAATACGACAGAAACTAATGTACCAGACTTACCCTTAGCTTGTCTTAATGTAAATGTTTTTATTAGCCCATCACAATATGTGATCCTAACGTCTACAGATCTGTTGCTTGCTGTTAAGTTAGCAGCTACAGAGCCATATATATCTTGAGACCCTATACCCGATGTTGGAACATCTGACAACCAGTTAGTACCAAACCCTGCATTTATAAGTGTTATAGTCCAAGCAGCATCTGTTGTTATTCTAAATAAGAAGTAGCCAACAGGGCCATTCTTCGGAACCTTTAATTCAGTCCTGCTTATAGACAATGTACAAGGTATAGCTCTCTGTGTTGTGTTTGCTAACACATAATTATGATTGTGAGGATCGTATGCGCCAAGCTTTTGAGTTATAGGATTATCTACCATCAAGTCTCTAAAGTAGTCTCGCATACCAAAAGAGCTTATTTCAAACAGCTGATCCCTTGATCCTATCTCAGTAGTCGTAACACCAAGAACAACACCTCTTCTTGCGTCAGTAAAGAATATCTGATTTCCCCATTGAGCGAATGACTCTGGGTTCTTACTTATCCCATACTCACCAGTGAATGGTATCTGACCGCCAAGCACCTCCGGTATAGACACAACCTGACCTCCACCAACAGCATCATACAACACATTCTTCTCATACTGCACTGTTGACACTTTGTTCTCTTGGAATGCTATTAGATCAGAGTCTCTCGCATGTAGCTTCTGAATACTTCCAAACTCTCTGTCTAGATACTTGAAGTTAGATAGACTAAGATTAAATTCATTCAGTCTGTTATACTGAGTATTCTCATTATAGATGCCACTATAGCAAATTGATGCATCATTGCGTATCTGCTTATAGTTCTCTATTACAGTAGTAGCTCTTGGAGAGAACTCCAATGTAGTATCATTGAAGTCGTCATATATCCTATCAGACTCAAGACCATTACCCCAAGTCCATGCATTGTAGTCACAGTTATAGTTGTCAGGGTTATTTATCTCGATAATAGCTGGAACAAATGCATTTGTTTGGTCTTGGTTATCCGATCCTGTCAGCTTGACTCCTCCAGGAGTGACAGCACCAGTCCAGTTCTTGTCTATTGTTATCTGATATCTGTCTCTTGTCGCAAGTACATCGTAATCAGTTCCATCTACCTCTACAGAGTCACCGACAGTAAAGTAGTGAGGTCTCGACTTGTCTGTAAGCTTTAGTCTTGTCTTACCAGCAAACGGACCTGTAACTACTGCTTCAGATGCAGTGAACGGCCAATTCACAGCATGCCATCCGTTTTCTATAGGATATGTCTGTGATAGTTCGTGGTATATTTCTGCGTCCTTGTCTTTTGGAGATGTTTCGCAAATTACAGTGGCATCAAGTTGAGAAATTGAAAGTTTGAATTTAACCTCATTTATTTCACCTTCTCCATAACCATATCCTTGAACTATCATATACATAGGATCTGTGCCAGATCCTTGTGTTATTGATTCCCAAGAAAACTGTGCAAATGAGTTTGAATCAACTGATAATCCCCTTCTAAATGTAACACCTTGAGAATTTAAAATTGGCTCACCTTCTTTATTATATTGTTGAAACAATGTGTATGCTCCAGACTCAACAAACCACTCTTCTATATTTTGATAATAAGACTGAGATTGAGGGAATATCTGCTCTGATGTATATGGAGATCCTTCTAAATCTTGTATCATCTGCATCCTAACAACTGATCCTGGAAGTATTGGTGATGTAAATCCATTATTAACTATTACACCTCCACCATAATCACCTTCTCCATATTGACCATTTGGAAGACCAACTCCTCCAAAATAATTACCATTAAAATGGTTTAATCCTCTTGCATTTACCTTCCACCTATCACCAACAACATAATTATTACTATTAAATACTATGCTAGCAATATGGAACCCACTTCTTAATAATTGTGTTTCAGTTCCTTGTATAATAGTACCTTGTGTCCATCCAGATGATGCATCTATTTGACTCGTGTATTGAAATGTTGTATTACTTAATATTTCAATAGTAAATCTAGTGTCCGTAAAGCCAAAGTTTGGTACATATGAATGAGTGCTAATTCCATTTGGGTCTCCTTGTCCATAATGTATTGGTTGTTCTACTGTAGAAAATCTACTAGTTACAGGATTGGGGTACAATGGTGCGTTTGAATTTGCATTTGGTCCTATACCATTCGATTCATACACATAATTTGTTACAGCATTTGCTGGAAACTCATTTGAAAAATCAACCTTTATCTTAAAATATACTCCACCAAGTTCAGATATACCTCCGGATATAAATCCTGCTGTCTTTGTCTCTACCTCAAGTACTTTATATTTTTTGTTTGTCTGAGTTGATCCATCATTGTCAGACTTAAATATAACATACTCGCCAACCTTTAGCTTATTAACGTCAGATTGATTTATTAGAAAGTATCGGTAAGAACCTGATACATAATAAAGAACTGGAAATATATTGTACACCTTCGTCTTGCTCTCCTTAACAGCAATACGATAGTGAGTAGCCCAACACGGAGGCTTACTGTTTATCGTCATGACGATCTGATTGGCTGTAGTACTTAACTCAGGGCGAACGTACACTGAATTAGTATCACACGTAAGCGCTGTGGTCATACGTCCATATCCGTCTGTATACAGTAGCGCAAACTCATAGTCACGGTCTGAATGCCATGTTGGCTTTGGAGTTGAAGGAGTAGCTGTGTCAGATGTCTTTACATTCAATGTATAGTCTATCTTTATCTCATCACCCGTACAATCAACTATGTCTCTAAACTGCAAGTAGTTACCATAAGCTAGCCTATTGCCAATAACGTCTTGCGCCTTAGCAAGTAGTGGCACATTGTCAAACAGTCGTGTCACTTGGTCTGTAGGTAGAGCTGCCAGTATCTTGTTGTTCTTAAACGTCAAAGTAGCAGAGTCACCTAACTGACTATAACTTGTCAGTTCATCCTTCGTATAAGTATCAATGATACCTACATTTAGATTTCGTGTGTCACGAACAACCAACTGCACAGCCTTTACGAACTCATTGCCAGTCTCAAAAGATATCTTTACTTGGTTGTACGCATTGGTCATCGACTTGTTGTTGCCCACGCCATAGTCATACTCGTAGTCTTCCGGAGCAAATGCTACTGCAGAGAATGGAGATAGTGAGCTATACTGATTGTCAACATACTGATATCTGTAAGCAAAGAACAAGAACTTCTCCTTCATGTTGTTTGCCTCTGGATCAGTCTCGTCTACACTCAACTCAATGTGAGGAGAATACATTGGCGGCTCAAGTATAACATCTATATCGTACTCTATCCTTGGGTCGTCTATAGAGTAACCACCAATACCATCAGGATCGGATATAACCCTTGATATGTTCACCCTTCTTGGAGGATTGTAGTCATCTGTCCAATACAAGAACGTATTACCGTCAGCACCAACGATATGATTGACACCAGTTATGGCGTACTCTTTTCTAAAGTTAAGCGTTGACGTTGGGTTCTTTGTACACTGAAGAACTCTTCGCATCTCCTCCTCATTAGCGTCATACTCGTATATGCCATCGTATGAGTCTGAAGATATAAAGAAGTATATCTTGTTAGCCGCCTCGTAAACAACAGCACCTATACACCTTGAGTTGTCGTTTGGATACCCTGTCTTTGTGTCTAGGTTGTTAGGAACAGAAGTATTGCCTAACGAGTTCTGTGCCGCTCCAACGTTAGACCCTTCTGATGTTTCTACTGTAATGTTTAATGCGTCTCTGTATTGACCTTGAGGCACTAAGCGCTCGTCAAGGTCTTTGTTCATAACGCCTTGTATAAATGTATTCTTTAGGTCAGCCATTACTTAATTGTTTTGTCCTTACCTCGCATTACCATCAACAGTCTTCCTGCGGCTAAATTACTAAGAGATATCTTCAAGTTTCTTAGAAGTGAAGACTGCTCATTCTTAGCTCTTTTAACAAGGTACTCTTGAACACCTGATTTGTTCTCAAGAAGACACCACTTTATGTATGCATATATCCACTTCTCAGCCATCTTATGCACATACGTCTCGGAGTCTCCTGCATATAGTCCGTCAGAAATGTACTCCAGTACAACTCTTTGACCAGAAATATTGGAATCGAAATCAATTATTCCTGCCCTTTTGTTGATCCTGAACGATGGGGTAGAACGCGCTCTGTCCGTATCAAGTCCATAATAACCACCACGGGCATATCCGAATACCCATACACCATCAACACACCAACCGGCACAACCGTCATAGATACCAGGCCCGTAGTATATAGACTGGTTAAGACGACTGGTATCAAGCTGGGATGTAGTCGTAAGCACATTACCATTTATGTCGAATTGAAGGTTGCCATTAACGTCCTGATCGTATGCTATAGCAGATATAGCCTGCAAGTTCTCATGCATGGTAAACAGTCTTCCTTCAATCTCAAGAGAGATACGAATGTAGTTTATGTAGTCATGAGGAAGTATCATCTTTAAGTCATCTTGAACGATGTACTCAAACACACGAGGCTCCCTTGCCGCGTCATAGTTGTATGTCTGTATAGCCTGCTTTGCGTAGAACAAAACCTTGCCCCTCGTAGTCTTACCAACAAGCGTGTCGTTGCCAGTGTGTATAAGCATGAAGTTTGTCACAAGCTCAGAAAGCGATGTGTCTTGATACGATCCCCAGTTATCCGGATTACTATAATACGTTTGTTCTGTCATTTATTATGCCTTTTGTTGAGCATCCATTGCTTCGTCATTCTGCATCACTTGCACTACTTCAGCCTCCCTTATAGACACACCTGCATACTTGCAGATCAGCACAACGAGCCTAGGCAACTCAAGTAACGGTAGCTCAAAATCTTGAAAATCACTTTGAGATTGATCAAAAAGAGCCTCTCCACTTGACAGCAACTGCCATGTCCACTTTGGATCTTTTGGATACCTTATGTATGTTATAGTAACGTTTGTCGTTATTGTCGTTGGATATACCTGAATTCCGGCATCACCAGATGATCCATTTTCATCAAGGACATATACAGGCCATTCTTCTGTTGGAGATATCTTATTTGAATTCAGTCTGTATCGTATCTTTGCTGAACTTTCTTTTTCGATATCTGTAATATCGTCATACGTCAATCGTATTATCTTATATGCCTTTTGTTCTGAAGGTTGACTTGGGTCATCTCCAGGCATATAAAATTTATTCTGAATGTTGTCGTATTGAAGCGCATTCTCTACTAAGAACCTATCAACTATTTCGTGCAATAACTCTGGAACATCAGCGTAATCTGTTCCATACATACGCGCACTTTGCTTTGCCAAAGCTAGGCTGTAGTCGTACATGTACTTAGTAAATATGTCCAGCTGTGCTTGTCTTGAAAACAGATTGAATTCCTCTGGCGTGATATATCCTCTGTTTTCCTTACTGAGAATTGACAGTACTGTATTTCGGATGATGTTAATCATAATGCAAAGATAGTAAAAAAGGGCACTCGATATGAATGCCCTTTTAATACATTAGTACGTAATGTTAGTTCAATGCAACACTTGCAATTGTAGTGCCAGTAGGCAATGCAGGAACAACAAATGAATCTGGATTACTAGCAGACTTATTTGCCTCCTCAATAGCAGCATAGATAGCATCTCTAAATGCTACTTGCGCTGCAGAAGTAGCAGTAGCAGAAGACGTAATACGAACGATATCTGTTCCAGCTGTAGCACCACCAGCAGCATACAATACATCTACCAATGTAGGGTTTGCTAATGTAGTTGCAACAAACTGAATACTAGACGCGTTAAGTAGAGTAACGTTAGATCCTGCTGTTAGTTTTAAGAACTTCTCCATCTGTAAAAAAATAAGTGGGTTAATAATAGATGCAAAGATAATAAAAAAGCCGATATCTCTATCGGCCTTATTTTATCACTCTCCGTCGTATTGATTTCGGAGATACTTGAAGAACTCAAGTCCGTCATCTGACTGAAGCCATGCAGCAAATGCTGACTCAGTTTTTTCATTCAAAGGAACAGACATAAGTCTTTTCTTGTTGTCTTTTAGGTTGTAGTGTATGTCTCTACCTCCATTTCTAACTGACACAAATCCATCACGAATTGCTCGTGTTGCAATATCATCAAGTTCAAGGTCTGGATCGTCGATGGCTTCCAAGAAGTCTTCAGGGTATGATTTAGCGATCTGCATACATTCCCACTTGATTTCCTTAGCGTCCATCTTGTCTACGTTCTTGCTTGTAAACATACGGATAATAGATGCCATCTTCTCGATAGACAGTTCACGAGCTGCTATCTGAGCGTCCAATATTAAATTCTCTATATTGATTCGTTCTTCTGCTTCTTTTACTGGATCGAATTCATAAAAGTCTCTATCGTATCCAGGATGAATTCTCAAGAAGTTCAGCAAAACAGGATTAGACTCAGGAACATCTAACTCGCCATCTCTAAATATGATTGGCTCAGTTATTACCTCATTGTCTTGTTCGTCAACAAATGGTGACTCTTGATTTATTGCATACCTTAAGCTTCGGTTCTTCTTTTTTGTTTCATCAAAGTGAAGAAGTCTGCTTGATGGTCTATCCTTCGATTGAAGGAGAAATGATACAGGTGTTTTTCTGCTTTTAAGCAGGAATTTGATTGTTTTCATGATTTGATATAATTTGAATTAAAATAAAAAGAAAGGGGAGAGATGTGACTCCCTCCCCAGTTTATTCTTACTTGAAGATGAAGAAGTTGTTAGCTCCCAATGTACAAAGCGCACGCTCTGACAAGAAGTTACAATACATCGCATCCACATCGCTATTTGTAGCACCACCAGCACCACCAGTGATCCAGTTCTTGTACTTACGGTTTTCAGTCTCAGAAGCACGGTAACGAACGTGAAGGAACGGACGAGCTACTCGTTTACCCATAACCTCATCGTATACGTTAGTAGTTCCAGCTGGAACAAGTACTCCGTTAACTTTACCACCAACAAGACCTCCACGAGTAGTAGCATCGTTAAGGTATTTCCAGTCAGTCTTATAGAAGTCATAAGAACCACGACGGAATCCTGTGAATCCAAGGTTCAATGCCATCTTCTCGTTGTTATCAAACAAACCGTAAGACGTACCACCAACTCCGTAAGAGTTCTGTGCAGCCAACATATCGTCGATAGCCAAAGAGAACGCACGATTGATAAACAATGTGTTCTCAGCGATAGAACCTTGTCCGTCAAGTTGCTCAAGGATATCATCGAAGTCAGCAAGAGTAGATGGAGTACCACCTGACCATACGTTACCACGATCTTCGATAGCTTCAAATAAACCTGTTGTACCCCATGTACCTGTAGCACCGAAATATGTATCAGCTCCAGAAGATGCGTCTGCATTTACATGCTCAATCATCATCATTTCAAGCTTGTCGTCAAAACGCTTACGCGTATCAGACTTAGACTTCAAATACCAAAGGTAAGAAAGACCCATATCAGTTTCAACTTCAATCCATCCGATTTGAGCCATGTCAGAACCAGAGATAGAGAAAGTATCCTTGATGATAACAGGCTTAACTTGAAATACTTCAGTTTCAGCCTCAAGAGATCCTTGCATTCCGCTTTCACCCTTCTTGAACTCAGAACCGTAAACAAACACCTTAATATCTGTAGTAGGGTTTGTGAATCCTACACCAACAGCAGCAGAGTAGTATGCTACAGTAAATTGAGTAGCATCACCGCCAGGAGCAATAGCAGTTACAATTGCTTTTTCAGCCTTGTTGTCTGAAGCAGAAGAAAGAAGAACTGTCTCATTCAAACGGAAGTTATGGTTTGAAGCTCCGATGTCGAAAGTCTGCGTTCCTGAAGATACAGCACCTGTTGTTGAAACGTTCTCATACTTAGTGTGAAGACGACCTTCTTCAGACCAACGAATAAGGTCAGAGTTAGAAGGAAGTTCAGCAGACATCTTAGAAAGGAATCCGCTAATAGTACGCTCTCCGTAGCGAGCAAATTCTTTCTCATCAAGATCAGGTAAATACTGATCGAGCAAGTCGAAAGTTGAGATGTAGTTAGACGACAACGTCGCCTTAACTGCACTTGGGGTTAGCGATACGCTACCCGATGTAATAGATCCAGCCATTTTGTTTTTGTTTTTGTTTTGTTATTTACTTTCTTATCTTGAAGTCTGGCTGTCCGTCGTTTACGATCCTCATCTTAATGCCTCCGTCCTTAGCTACCTTTGGTGTCTCACGAACCATGTCGATGTTCTTAGACTCTTTCTCGAGCTGACCGATACCATCAGCCTTTCCTTGCTCGTATGCGAAAGATGCTAACCTCTCTGCGTTCATTGCCACAGCAATAGCTTTATGGAATGCCTCTGCATCTTTAAGATACCCCTTGTCATCTAAGAACTGTCCGATGAATTTACTGACATCAGACTGGGCATCCTTTAGTGCATTAGCCTCTGCTGGCTTCCAACTAACGTCCTTGTCGCCAAGCTTGAACTTGAAACCTTCAAACTCACTTGAAAACAATTTGTCAGTCTGCTCTGCAAAGTATTGAGACCTCTTACGATTCTCTTGTTCGACTTCGCCAATCGACTCCTTATATTGCTTGTAAGACTTATAGTTCTCTCGCTCGCTCTCCGGAACAAAGTTGTCTGCCGACGCGACAGGCATCTTGTACTGTTCTTTTTGAGACTCGAAATGACCAACAGCCTTCTTAAGCTCTTCTCTCATCTTGAGACGTTTCTCTGCAATCTCGTCCTCGTCATCAATGTCCTCATCATACTTAAACTGCCTTAGCTTGTACTCAAGCTCTCGCTGTGTTAAGTCTGGGTCTTGTTGACGATAGAACTCACGCAACGTACTTTCAGGATCTTCTTTCGTCCAATCTTTCTGAAGCTTTATAAACTCCTCGATAGAACGACCTGTCTCCCTCTTGTACTTGTTGTATGCAAGAGCCTCTTCATCAATGTCTATCTGAGGCTCATTACGCTTCTGCATAAGAGCATCAAATTCATCGAGAGAGTTTATCTCAAGGTTCTTTTTTTCTTTAATATATGAAAGAACGTCTTCATCATTAAGAGCTAGTTTAACTGGCTCTTCATTTATAACTTCTGGCGTTTCTGCCTTTGGTTCTTCTTTAATCTCTTCTTGCGTCTCTTTAGCATGTTCTTCAAGCAACTGCTCTTCGATTTCTGCCTTAGACTTCGGCTCGTCGTTTACAAGCCTCATTCCTTTGATTTCCATATTAGATTTGAATTAAATTGTTACAAAATTAACAAAAAGTTTGATATGTCTATTTACGAACCTTTTATCCACTTTTTGTTTTTAGGTTGAGCAGTCTTAGATGGACTCCACTTCACCTTATCAGCCCAATAAGCTGCAGACAGTTTGCCCTTTGAAATATTCTTTGCGTGCCTTGATTTAAAAGCTTCTCTCTGCCCAGCAGTTTGATTTGTCTTAACACCCTGCTGACCGAAACGGATAGTCTTAACGGTATCTCCTTCCTTAGCCACAACTATATGTGACTTAGTAGGATGACTTGGTGTTTTCTTTGGTTTATTATATCCAGATACACCAGCTCTCTCTAGCCGTGAGTCTTTCATTATAGCTTCTTTTTCTTATTCTTTATCCTCTTGGTTATAGGAATAGACATAGAAACACTGACTTCAGTGTCAGGACTAGACCCAGTTCCAGTGCTCTGACTTACATTCAAAGACACAGGTCCTTTTGATACTGAAGTTCCATAGCTCAAATCATATCCAGACTTCTGAACAACACCAGACGCAAATGGCTTTACTGTTACCTTATTCTTTCTCATTTCTTCTTTGCTGTTTTAATGGTTTAATTACGATTATTTTTTCTTCTTAACCATTAGATTGATTTTACGGTTCTCAACTTTTGCAGCTCTACCTAAAATTCTATCAGCCTTCCTATCTCTACCTTCATCTACAGCTTTGCTCCCTCTATAGACAAGTTTATCCTCCTTTTTTTGTAGTCTTGCTACTCTAGCAGAACCTTTTGTTCCACCAACATCTTGATATTTTTTAGACATTTTTTTCATAGTTATTTCTTTTTTGCTGTTTTAGCCGCCTTCTTAAATGCTTTTGCAGTAGGAGCACCTTTCTCTCCAGGCTTTCTCATAGTCTCACCAGATCCGGCCTTTATTCTTTCCCTCTTTGCGTGTATATTCGCGTACAGTCCTTTTTTCATATTACTTAGGCATAAATGATTCAAGATCAAAAGCTCCTGCGTCACCTGAGATTATATCGTTGCCAGAACTCTCAAAGCTCTTTGCAGGAAGACCTTTCTGTCGTTGTTCAATAAGCTCTGACTGACGAGTAGCTTGTAAGTCTACACGCTTGTCTTTAGCTTTCTCCTTTTCTTTCTCGCGCTTCATCAGTCCGTCAGTCTCAATACCCTTCAGTTCCATGTTGTATCTGAACTCAAGGTCCATCAACTGCTTCTTCATCTCGACTTCCATCTGCATCTTCTGTATCTCAAGGTTAGTCTCCGCCTCCTTGATAGATATCTTAGCTTGAGCCTCCATCTGAGATAACTGCATCTTAGCCTCAGCAGCAGCCTGCTGTGACTGCATATTGATCTGTGACTGCATCTGCATCTGCTGATCTTCACGAGCTCTAATATCCTCCGTCCTACGTCTGCGCTTCATCTTTAGAAGCTCATTCGCAAGCTTTATGTTCTTCACGTTACGGATGTCGATAGCGTCCTCAAGGTCTATTTGGTCACGCTGAAGTGATATCTGAATATTTGCCTCAAGCATCTCTTTCTCCTTCTCGTCCGGCATAAGGTCAACGTATATACCGAAGTCGTGCAAATATAAGTCCTTAATGTCCTCAAGTATAGCAAGGTTATACTTGCCTATCTGCATAGCAAACTGCTCTCTAAAGTCAGAGTACTCAAGTACATCCCCAATACGAAGTGACAGAGCTTGAGCAAGTCGTCTAACCATCAAAAGTCGTCCGTCAAGTATATGTCTAGTAGCTGTGTTGCTATTGAGTGCCGCAAGCTTCTGTATTCCAACAAGAGCGTCAGGATGTGGCATAGAGCCATCACGAGCCTCGTTGATACCAGTAACGTCTCGCAACATGCTCAAGTTCTGGTTATATGAAGTTATAAGTGCTTGTATCTTATTGAATCCACTGCTAGACTGCAACTCTTGAATAGGCACTCGTGCGTTGTTAAAGTCACCATCTTGAGTATATGATCTACCTATAACAGATCCAGTCTGGAAGTAAAGCTTCAATGCCTCCTCTGGATTGTAAGCTGCACCCTTACCGAGATCAATATCATTTAGTCCGTCAGCGTCAATAAACACACCATCAGGAACCATGCGAGACTGTATCTGCTGCAGCTTTATATGCGTCAGCTGAATGTTGTCAAGGAACGGTATCATACGCTTCACCAATGAGTCAAATCGACCCATGTACATGTGTGGAGCGTACATAATATAATTAGGAAGTGCTTTCTGTGATGGAGACTTAGGACGCACCATGTTCTTCATCAAGTTCCACTTCAATATGTAGTTAGAACCAGCGACAATAACACCTTCGTACCATACCTCTTTTGGAACCTCAACAGCCCTAAAGTTTTCACCCTCAGCATTAACAAAAGTATCATCCTTAGCAATAACCTTTTTACCGCCAGACTTAGTTGACTTCTCCTTGTATACAAACTTCCTCTCTGTCTTATAGTTAAAATACAGAAGCGTTACAGTCTCATTTAAGAATGCGCTGTCGTAGTACTGCTTGACGATAGTATAGTTGCTATACCACGCAGAGCCATACTGCTGTATCTCATTAAGCTGATCGTCAGTAAGGTTTGGATTTATCTTACGAAGCTCTGTATAGTGTACGTTCTTTACCTCACCGAAATAAAAACAGTCAGAGAAGTCAGGCTTTGATGTCTCACTCCACACCATTGATGCAGGGTCAACATACTCAACCTTAACGCCATCATTCAAAAGGAACTCATGCTTGACAGCAGACACGCCTATCTCTGTTTGGTCTTTGTCGCACTGACGCTGAACAACTGTAAAGTCATTCATCTCAAGCAAGTTGTCTATAGCTATCTCCTCAGCTATCTCGATAGACGGCTTGTACCTTAGCTCCATATACAGAGCTAACTCGTCGTCTGTCCTTGGTAAGTCTTTTGGATCTACATTGTAAGCGTCAACACCGAACTGCTCTTTGGTCATCTCAAGGAAGTCCTTGGCTACCATATCAGCTTCAACCATGTCTTGAAAAAGGTTGCGCTTCTCTGCAGACATCGCATCCTGTGCAGTAGCACGTACCTTGTACATACGATCTGCCATTCCATTTACAACGATGTCAACAAACTTAGGAGCAATCTTTACGATATCCCAGTTGATGTTCAAGTACGACAAGTCTCCGTCAATAGCAAGAAGGTTCTTATACTTGCCAATAGGCTGCTCTCCACGAGCATAAAGTCTTAACCTATGAAACTCTGCATATTGGTCATAATAACGGCAGCTATTTCCTGCACGCCTAAACCATTCCCCCTCTATAGCCCTTGCTACCTGAAGGCCATATTCCTTGCTGTCCTTCACTGCAGCTGTTGCATTGATGTCAGGGAACGAGGTAGCCGAGACCTTTAGTTCTACTTTATTTTCACTCATCTGATCAGTTGACTGGAACTTCCGTCTTGATTATATCTCGACAAAGATACGGAAATTTTGGACTTCTTTGTTTCTGTTCTAAATGTATGTCTTCTTATTGCCATAATAGCAAGACCGGAAGATATGGAGGCATCGTGCTTTGTTCGGTTTGATGGATCAAATCTAGCCCAGTCCTCAAGCGTTCTGTTGAAATACATTGTGCCTGGATTGTCAGGATCTCTATACTCCCCCTCAACATCATAGCCAACATATTGCTCTATGTAAGAACCTATGCCAGCAGCGTGCGTCTGCTTGATATCCTCGCTAGTGTTAGGTATTCCGCCAATCTCCTGCTCCGTCTTTGACAGCTGTGTTATATGCTTGTCCGGACGGTTCATAGCAAACCCTCTATACCCTCTGTTCTTAAAGTGATACAGCAGCCGAGCCTTGTTGTTCTCCGCAAGTACAGGCATCCCATAAAACACACAAGCCATCAAAACGTCATCGAAGAATATCTCAGCAGTTGCAGGACGAGCTATATACTCCAAGAAAAACATATTAGATGGTATGTCGGAGCTCATTACTGACCCTGTAAGTCCATGCAATGCTCCATTAGAGCCTCCACCACCAACTACACCAGAGATGTCATAAGGGTCACATCCAAATGCGCCTATATCTTCATTGCCTGGATATCGCTTGCCATTTTTCACAATCA